GGAGGTTACAGCCACTCGTCCGGATGAAGACGGATGGTACACCAGCGAGTTTGCCTTCGCCCTGCAACGAATAGAACAACTCGTTGATTGGGAGGTCTTCTTCTGAGACATTCTGCGATTTCTCTGCAACGTCAACCTCTGAACTGACGGGCATGGTTTATTGAGATGATTTACCGAGTTGCTCTGTACTACCAATCCAGAGCAGATCCGCCCATACTTTCCTCATTTTCTTCCCAATTACCACTCTTCCAGTCCTCATACTCGTCTTGAGAGAGATTCAATGCTTTCAGTGCCTTACCCTCAGCTCTTGCACTCATTGCTACCTCCATCCGCTCGGATTGATCCAGAGCTTGAACCAGATCAAGGACTACCTTTTTAAAGTAGGTGAAATCGCCACCGATTCCCCAAGATCCTTCCTCAATGTTTGAAAGTGCCTTGTATAGTTCTGCCTCAGCACTTCCGTCTTCTACGTGTGTTTGTTTTCGTCGGAAATGAGATGGATACGATTTGTCAATGTAGTTGCCATAGGGTTCAGAAATACGACTCTCTCCCACCATTTCCAAAAGTGCAGTTGCATATTTCCAGTACCGATAATCGTTGTCCGGACCAGCAAATCCCAAAAACTCATCAGCACTGGACATGATTTCGTATGCCACTGTTACCTCTACTCCCCGTAACTGTTTGTCCAGTTCGGAAAGGTTGTTCCGCCAATTTTCATCCAACCAGTGAATGAACTCTTCCGGTTTGATTCCATTACCGATCTCCGCATTACCTTCTCCTTTCAGCTGTTGGTCAACAGCGTCCCATTCACTCTGTTCCCACTCCCGTTGATCGAAGTCCACAGAGTCACTATCACGTTCCGAAAACCGTTGGAGATCGTTTATTGCTGATCGGAGGTCAGGACGTTCCGACAATCGCTCCAAATCCCTTGGTGAGAGGTTTATGTCTTCCTTTTTCACTATCTCTTTTAGTTTTGCCTTTCGTGACCGTTTACCGAGTTTGAAGTCATGAGTGGTACAGGTTTGTTTGACCTTCCTCGGAACGCTGTACTTGTCATTCGCTGTTCCAATAACCGGACACTTGCCCATCTTTAGAGCCTTCACTAACGGTGTGAGGTTTGTCCGACCCGGTATGCTGTCGATTTCATCCAACAGAACCAACTGACGGTTTGCATATGGATTACTCGTGAGAGTTGATGCGAGTTCACGAATGTCTTCAGTTGTCCGTTTATCGCTTGCATTTACTTGGTTGAGTGTCCAACCCATCTTTTCTCGAACGACAAAGGCAGTTGTCGTTTTTCCCGTACCCGGAGAACCTATGAGTAATTGGGGTTTATCGCCCGGAGTCCAATGTTCAGCCCAATTTTCAATAGCACGAAGTGCAGTGTTATTACCTTGAATTTCGTCAAACGATTTGGGACGGTACTTAGACACCCAGTGTTCGTCACCCATTGTCATTCGCTTCCTCTAAATCTTTGATTATTTGTTCTACATCCACGTCAAATGCAGATTCATCAATTCTCTCCATCACAAACTGTGTATATTTGCCTCTTTTCTCTCCGCTATACTCCGCTTGGATATTTTGTTGTCCCTCAAGCACACCCTCAATGGCGTCTAAACGGATTTCTATTTCCTCTAACTGCTCGTCAGTCTGGATGTTTATCAACCTTCTACGGATTTCGTCTGCATAAGTCTCTACTTCCTTTTTGGCTGCTTCGGGATGGACGTTCGTCTTTTTCATTTCTTTTATTACTTTTTCCTCAACCACTTGCTCCAAATGAGAACTTGAGATAGAATCTTCGGTAACATACTCCGCTAACTCCTCTACTACATCTGCATCAGAACATGACATAAGTAGATGTTGTTATTGGGTAAGCATTCGTACTACCAAGTTATAGCGGAACTGCTTTCTGCCGCATACATATTGGTTATTGCGTCTTCCAAACGCAACATCTGATCTATATTTCCACCCGTCTTGGCGAACGGACGAGCTATTCTATAGTCCGACAAATGATTTTCCAGCGGATCTGTGTAATCTCTCCCCGCCAAGAACACAAGACTCTCCGTTTGTCTTCCCCTTATTGAAGAAACAACATCGTCAGTCCACCTCTTCATCTGTTGGTTGTGATAATTCGTAATTGCGACATCGTAATATTCTATCTTCTCATCGGGTTCTACAACACCATGTTTTGCACTAAGGATGCACCACTCATCGGCTATTTTTCGCGCAAAATTTTTCTTTAAAGTGAAATAGTCCGAAGTATAACGGTCTTTGGCCTTTATCTTCTTGTACCGTTGTTCCCTCTTCTCGCTACCACACCCAACAAGTGCAAGAGTCATCACCAACTCATACCCCCGTTTTCCGATATTGGTTCGTAATCGTAATTCGGAGACAACACGAAGTTCGCTACCATCAACATGAGTAACGCCCCATGACTCCTTACCGCAGACGATTTTTGTCCATTTGGTACGTCAAATTCAAATTGACTTAGACTCTCATCATATATACTGTTATTCTTGATAGCCACTGATGGAGTAGAAGAGTCTATGCTATCAAGAAGATTGGGGGTTCTTTGAACAGCATCTACAAGGTCCTCAGTCACACCAACACCGAATCCATGCAACATCTTAGATGGTCCTACTGTTTCTCTTGTTGCCTTTACTGCCTCTATCTTTTTTTTGTTATCCCAGTCTTTCACACCACCAACAGCATAGTACGAATAGCCTTTGAGATCTTCGTAGTGTTCGTCATGAGGAGGCTGGAGGGGGATAATCGGCTTTGCATAACAATCTGATTCCTTATATAAAGAAAAGAACTCCTCTACTGATTCAGTAGTCCGATCTCGGTCATGCATATAATCTTTAGGAACCACATAGGATGCCCGCATTTCTTCAGCCTTCTCTATGATTTCAGCATTGGTGATGTCTTTGCCAATTCCTGAATCAAGAATGTATTGAAAACACGTTTCACGAGAACGCCCCTCAGCCGCACCCGGACTCTGAAGTTTATAGGGATACCAAAATTGCTCTATTCCGCCCGACGCAGCACTATACACATCTACATACGACTCGCTGATGACACTCAACCGGTTTTCAAACTCTTTGAGCATACTACTTACAAATCTTCAGGCCATTCAAGATAGTTAACCGAACACACGTTCTCAATTCGGATGTTTTTGATAACGGGAACGTTTTCTTTGGTGAGAGCGAGTCGCAAACACTCCATACCCCCAAGAAAATCGTCTTCCACCATCTCCATTACTCCTACAAGAGACATCGTTTTGTTTCTCTGTTCGTAAAACACCTTTGCGTAACGGAGACTGCGATCATCAACCATTTCCTCGTACTTGTTCCATACACCAATCCATTCCTCATGGTCTCTTTCAGTCATTTGGAGTCTCTTTCGGTTTGGTTTTTGCCTCTAACCACTCCTCATCTGCTCTCTTTTCCCATTCTTCATCCACAAACGTAGCAGAGCAGATATGACACGCTTCATAACGCGGATTTTTGTCCATTTCTATTCGCGTCTCACAACGCGGACACTGTACTGTCTTATCAAACTCAGACACCAACACTCTCTCAGTTGCGTCAAGAACGTGTTCTCTCTGTTCTTCCATCCTAGATCATATCATTAATATCGTCAATCTCTTCTTCCAACTCTTCTATATCTTCTTCTGTCATGACATTCTTCAATTCCTCTTTTAGAGACAGTATCCGATTGCAGACATCCTGCATGGTTGGTTCGGAGTCCGGTAGGCTCTCATTTCCATTCCAAAACGTCATTAGAACAACTCCACATTCGGGACACCTCATCTGACACCGTTCCTCTCCCGTTGTGAGGTACTGAGCCTGTTCCAATTCCACCGACTCAACGCTTTTTTCGTCTTCACAAGACCTACATTTGATTGATGTCTGGGGATCAGCAGAGGGGTAGTCAACATTGAAACCCATTGTCACCAACTATCCGCCTCACTCTCTTCTATCTCTACTGTTCTCACATCTACTTTTTTCATCTCCATTGTGAACGTGGTTGAGCAGTTGTCGCATACGACTGATGCGTGTCTGTCACCCACTTTACGCAGTCGTATGTTTTTGAGGGAAGGAGTAGAACGTTCTCTCAGCGCCTTGTTCCCACACTCCGGACATTCCTGTTCCATACTGATTAATCGCTGAATGGGTCCGATGGTCCACTACTTCCGTCCGATGAGAAGGGGTCACTTCCATCATCAGTTGACTCAAACGCAGAACTACTCCTCTTTCCCGTTCGCAGCTCACCAAAGGAGTAATTCACGAGGTCCAAAATCGGTTCCATCGGATCTTTCATGTGTTTCTCTATGTGCTTCTGATAGTCAATTTCAAAACCATCAGGAACCCCATCCTCGCTCCACTCTACTGCTATTTCCTCCGTATTTGGGACATCCGGTGGACTGTCTTTGATGAAAACGACGAAAGGATTGTCTCCATCACCCCAGTCGTATCCAAGATACTCATTTGAATACATACAGGCCCTCGGAACAGGACGATTAGGGTAATCATGTGGGTCCTTGTTGAGAACTCCCGGTATTGCCATCTCCTGAATGGGTCTTTCATCCTCAACAACTCCATTAACGAACTGATCGGTGTACTCGCTGATTTCCTCAAACCCACTACCGGACAGTATGTGCTGAATAACTCCCTCCTGAAAATCACTCGTTATTTCCGGAGAAGAGGACCGGACAGCCTCATATCCGACAATATCTGTATCATCCACATAACTACCTTCTTTCCAGATGATGTTTCCTGCATATCGCTTCTTGCTTCCGCTCTGCAAAAACCTCCGATATAGCTTCTCACTTTCCCACAAGAAACATTGACGATCCGTACCGTGGAGCTTTCTGTCTTTCAAATACGGATGTTCGCCGGGAACACCAATCGCATCAGCAACTTTATCCATCTCTTGGTTGATGGACTCTTCCAGATCTTCTCCCATCGCAACAACCTCCTCCGCACTAAGATCCTCACCACCTGAACCCAACTGAATGAAAGCTGAGTCCGTATCCGAATAAATCACCTCATGTCCTAACCGCCGAGCTACCTCCATTCCTTTCCAAGCGACATACCTTGAAAGAGCAGTAATAGCATCTCCAAATGCGTCCGTCGAGAGTCGAAAATACTGGTTATTAGCACACCCAAAGTGAGAGTTCATAAGAACCTTTACACTTCTTTGTTGGTTATCGTAGGTGTCGTATTCTGGTTGGTCCGGCGAAAACTGGTTTCGCTTGCGTTTGTAGTAACTCCGATCCTCAAACAAATCTCCAAGGTACTTTGGGACAATTCCTTCAGTAGAAAGGTCTACACCGATTGCTTCAGGCAAACTCCAAGTGAGGTCTTCCTCAGTGATTTTGCTACCGGATGCGTGTTTATCATTAAGAGGAATGTCAGGAATGATGATGTCCACCCTTTCTGGATCATCAGTAAGCGTTTCCTCGGAGATATTGCCCGTCAACATCGCGGATGGATACAGAGATTTTAGGTCAAAAACACAAACCCAGTCTTTGATACCCGAAGACGGATAAAAGACCATTCCACCCGTTGCCGGTTCCATTTCTTCTTCTGTGGTGGTCGGAAGGATCTCCTCAAACGACCTCTTGTTCAACAAGTACCCCTCCACCATTTGCATCTCGGACATACTACTGAGTATCCGTTATTTTCACACCGCACAAATCCGCAAGACTATAGAAAAACTCGTGAATGCCGTGTTTTTTGTCCAGTCCAGTAAGGAGCTGAACGTCTACTAGATTGTAGGCCATCAATTTTGACCGTTCTTCTTCGTACTGGTCCATGATAGATCCTCCCTCAACCTTTGACGAATCAAGTTCCTCACTGCTCACATAATCAAGAGACTTTGACCGCCATTCTCCATACGACATTCGGTTAGTGAACGCATCCATCATGTCAAACGACGGAAGACCCGGTACTGCGTCTTCATCTCTCCAAGGCTTTACCATACCCAACTGCGACAAGTCACTAGAAGAAACCGTAAACACCGCCTTTTTTCTATTCATTCGATTTATGAGATACGGCCAGTCGAAGTCGGTAAAGTTCCAGCCAGATGCAATGTCCGGACGTTTGTTCTTTACTTCATTAATAAAAGCGCCAAAGAGTTCGGATTCGGACTCACACTGTCGCAAACGAATGTCACACTGAGTATAAAACTTCTCATCGTCATGACCCCCCCAGTGGTTTTCTAAATGCTCACGGACCTCTTTTGGGTCAATCTGTTCCTCCTCGTCCAACGCAATACAGAGATACTGATTCTGGAACGAGTCGTATGTGGTAATCATCAATACTTTACCCGGAGATTTTTCGACATAATCATCCCAGTTATCAGTGTTCTCTGGAGGCTCCGTTTCAATATCACAAAGCATGATCCTTGGTACGATCCCATCCCCATCCAGATCGTCCAAATCGGTTTCTACCTCCTCAATATCGCACCTACTCTTCAACTCGGGAATCTTCACATACCCACTTAGTCCATAATCCACCGAAACGCGACGCTCATACGGAACATCTGCCTCATATGTGGCGTTGAAAGAATCCCGTATATCACCTACATCTCCCGGAACACGAGTCACTACTTTACGGAGTGGTTGTCCGTCGTATCCCTCATACTCCTCCTCAACGTACTCCACTTCGTTACAAGAGGGAACAGTTGCAGATTCAGGAACGAAGAAATACGGCTCCGTTCCCGTCACATGAACGTTGTACCTACCCCCATCCAATCCACGAGCGGTCAACTGGACAATGGGAGAAGTCTCTTTCGTCATGTAGTTTATATCCGTAACTCGCGCTGTTATTTTCTGCATGAAAGTGAATTAGTGATTTGCTTTCTAAAGTCGCAGTCTGCGTTCTGAGCGGTTCTGTTCAAATATGATGTTGAGGTACTTGTCTTCAATTCAAACAGCATGAGCGGTCGTTCACAGACGATATGAACGTACTAAGAATTATCCTCGTCATCGCTTTCGTCTGATGCGCTCTGTTCTTTTATCTTATCCATAGTCCAAGTTCCTTCCGTCTTATTTATGCTCAAGCTTCTTGTCTTTCCGATGAAAGTCTCATCATTGTCTCCCGTGTCTTTTTTATCGCCTCCAGTGCCCCACCTAGGCCCAGAAATATCAGAAGTATCAAATCTTATATCTTTATTTCCCCACTCAGAATCCTCCCAATCAATGTCCTCAATACTATCTATCTCCGGGGTCTTCAATTGCTCTTCAAGAGCGTCAAGAAGATCTTCAATCTCATCCAACTCCTCATCGGACATCACGTTCTTCAGTTTGGTACGGAGTTGGTTTATTTTCTCTACCTCGGAATTGCCCGAGTCCATCATCATATGCGTCTCAGCTAGCTCGCTCGGAGAAGACGAGTAATGTTCTGTTTTCTTACCGTCATGAGGATCGCTCGTGATATTAAGACTCATCTTTTATCTCTTTGCGGATCTTTTCAACCGATTTAACTCTACTTTTGTCTGGCCTTGCCCACTGTGTAGAAAGATTCGTGGTTTTAACACGCTGAGACGGAATGTGATGGTTTACGGAACTTGTAGTAGCTGCATTGTCGTCCAAACCACGATGAAATTGAGTGTCGTCCAACTTTTTGGTCTTCATTGACTCCAATGCATCATTCACTTGCTTGACCTCTTCATCGGTCATCACGTTCTTAATGATTGACTGAATATACTCAATCAATCTGTTTGTGTGAGGTTTACTTAGATACTTCTCCAATTCATCATAATCCATTTCGTCTTCGTCAACAGGATGGTGCGTATGTTGGTCTACCCTCTCACTCCGTATTTTATATCGCATCTCCTCTGCTTCTCTTTCTTTGAAAGCACCTTTGTCAAAATGTTGCTTTTGAAAAGCAGCGGTAGGAGGTAAATTCATCGCATTTCTACCACCATCGTCAGATTCGGTATCCTTTGTACTGTTCCGTTCATCGTTTCCTTCGGGAGGAAACATAGTATTCTTGACTGAGTTTATGAGATTCATCGTTCAAAACTTAATATAGTCTATACCACCCGCTCCGACTGGACTTGCATGACAGTGCGACTCGTAAGCGCACCAAAAACAATCTCCGTCTGCTGGATCAGGTGGGTACTCATCGTTCTTTTTTCCCTCTACTACATCTCTTGCATACCCCAACATTTCGTCCCAGATTTCATCACTCGTCTCTAACTTCCGTTGTTTTTCTTCTTTTAGATAGACAAAACGGATTCCTTCGGGCGGTTTCCCATACTCTTTCTCAAAGCACTTCATGTAAACAGCACCCTGAATCTTCTCCTCAACAGGCGTATCGTCACGAATACGACCAGTTTTCCAGTCCCATATCTCACCCCCTGTCGCAACGTCCATGATACCCCTGAACCGAGAGTCAATGTCCGGACGAGACAAACCGAACTCACTGTCCACCTCTACACCCACGATCTCTGGTTCCATCGCAGAAAGGAAACGAGCTGCTACCTCTAAATACTCGATTCCATCATCAAACATATCATCCGGTGGTTGCTCGTCTCCGTTTCTATACTCTCGTTTCAAGTCTCTCTCAAGCCTATCCTCATACAACGGTGAGTCGTCTTTCAGAACGCGCTCTATTGCCTCATGGACTGCTGAACCAAGAGACAAGTACCCCTTAGAAGCCTTTGTGGGAGTCTTATCGGATAAATAACTGAAACGGTACTGTTCCGGACACGTTCGGTACTTCTTTATTGCACTTGCTGATAGAGGATAAGACCCATCATCTGCCAATGCCGGCTCGTTCCGCCACTCTCTGTCAGTCAACGTTCGTCCTCCGGCAATACTTCTATTGTGACCGTTTCACCCTCTTCATCAGTATCTTTTGGGATCGGAAAACCGGTTACTACGCCCCCCTGAAGAACGTTTTTCGATATTGACTTTTTGCCGCCCGGCCATTCGGATTCTATATCCAACCCAACATCACCCTCTACAAAATCCGTATCTTCATACATTTCGTGGGTCAAACGAATGGAGTCTAGATGGTTCTGTATCTCTTTGACTTCCTTATCAGTCATGACATTAGCCAAATTGCCCTCTATGCTGTCTACTCTATCAGTAACGGGCGGTTCTTGGGCCGACTCAACCAATTTAGAGATTTCTGCAAGGGAACTTTCTATTTTTGGAGGATCAGGAACAGAAATGTTTTTGAGTGAGTCCAAAGCCTTGGAAACGTCTTTGAATGACTCTTTAGTGCCCATCGTCTTCCCACTGTTCCTGTTCGTAATTGTCCACGTTCAGATGTCTGGCAACGTGGATACTCGAAAGGAGAGAATGAAACTGTACGTTCGGATTTGCCCCATTCAGAATCCTCCAGTCCGCCTTTCCGATTTTTGAAATTGCCTTAGCACGAATCGGAGCCGGCCAATTTTTGTCTTTTACAACTCTCAGCATGGAGTCACACAACGTTTGAGAGTCCACACCGGATTTCAATACCTTGTCAGTCTTGTCCATTGCTTCCCCATAGTCACCTGCAATAGCCATATCAACCAATTCCTCAATGAGATCGTCGTCAACGACACTTACGAGAGCATCAATGGACTGTGCTGATACCGTTCCATCCGCTTCGGCTGCCTGTAGTGTATTAACAGCCTTCCGTGCATCCCCACGAGAATGTTCCACCAAATCCCAAAGGTGGTTCTCGTCTACGTCCAGACTTTCTCCTTCTACCACCCGATCAAGGAATTGTTTTACTTCACTATCATCCAGTTTACCGAAATTAAAAACCGCGCAACGGGAGAGGAGGGGGTCAATAATTTGGTTTTGATAATTACACGTCATTACGAATTTTGTCTGGTCTGAGAACTTTTCCATCACCCGGCGTAGAGCAGGTTGCGCAGAATCCGTGAGTGAGTCCATCTCGTCAAGGTGTATATACTGGTGGTTTGCATTAGACCCTACTGCCGTACTTTGTCGAGCGAACGACTTGACTTTATTACGAATGACATCAATACCTCTCTCATCACTCGCGTTGAGACTCATGATGTTGTTTTTCCATCCCTCTCCATATTTGTCTTTAGCAAAGGCCAAAATAACACTCGTCTTCCCAGTCCCCGCTGGACCGGAGAACAACATATGAGGTGTAGACGGATCATCAGTCCACTCTTTGAGTTGCTTCACTGCTTCCTCTTGACCGATAACATCATCAAGCGACTGAGGACGGTACTTCTCAACGTACATCTGGTCGTTTACGCTATCCATCAAAGAACCTCGTTATCAATATTTTTCATATGATTTAATCTCCTCCGAGTAACCATTGTGTTCCCGCAGCGATAGCCATACCCTCAACACCGAACACCACCAACGAGAGAGTAAAGAACATCCACTCTCCACTTGAAAATAGCGTCCCTATTCTCCATAGTGTCATCGCAACGATCCCAACAACCGAAGCAACTACCATAGCAAATCCGGTAGTGATGACCACCAGCTTCGGTGTAATCAACCGAAGGAACGCCGTCAGTCTGTTTCTCTGGAGTAGTTCAATCGCACGATCCGCCGTTTTTTCTATCTTCTGTTCGGATTTACTCTTCATCTTCTACTTGAATAATTGACTCAAACTACTTCGTTATCCTCAGATTCTCCGCCAAAAAGCGAGGAGGATGTCAATCTTTGGAACGGTACATTGATAAAGTTATGGTTTGTAGATGGTACTATGGCAACGACGGTCCAAATTGAGATTGAAGACGACAACCAGTACGAGCGGTTGCGGGCAATCAAGCGGCACAACGGACTAACGTGGAAAGGAATGTTGCTCCACTCGGCGGAGACCTTGGATACCCCGGACTGATCGGCTTCAACGGTTTTCGTCCCTGTTGCCGGATTCACTCTCCATCGTCTATGTTATCCGCCAACCATTGAATTTGGTGTAGAAGACTTTCGATTTCTTCCGCTTTCTTATCCGTGTTGATGTTGTCGAAAATATCTTTAATATTGTGTGCTTTATCGCTTATCTCATCACTGTTTGTTCGTGTTGTCAGTATCATTGGGTAATTGATTCGTATAGCTGAAGTTCTCTCCTGACTGCTTAACGTCTCCTAAGTACCGTGTAGTCCCTGTCAACTCGTCTTTCTCTTCCTCATCAGTTGAAGGCTCCAGTTCTTCGTCCACAATTTCTATGATTTCATCAACCACCAGACTCAACTCCTCTAATTCTTCATCTGTATGGACGTTATTAAGAGAATTTTGCAACTCTATCAGTTTCTGCTTTGCCCGCTCGTCCGGATAATAAGAGATTAATTCAGAAGCCATATTGACAACAGCCTGTCCCCAAAGGTCAATACTCACACTGCCCTCCGCTCCATCCATACGTCTCACACTGATCTTTTCTCTCGTCGGAATCGTATATACACAATCCTTCCTTTTGTAGCGTCTCACACGACATATCTGCATACCGTTTGCGATATATCTGCTCTAACTGCCGTTGTGTCACATCAGGATCGTAGTTCCTCCAGTTGATTTTCGCATATATCTCTTGTACCTCCTCCGGAGACATCCCACAGTTGAACAGAAGAACCGCTACATTACGACGAACCGTATGGGAAGGATTCGGTTGAAATATCCGTTCTTTCATACACGGTAGTTGCACTACTGACCTCACGAACTGCTCCAAGGAGTCGCTAACTGGTTTTGTATAGCCCTCAATTGGTTTGTGAGCCGTTTGAGTGTTGGTGGTATGGGTGTACCCTTCGTACACTTTCATCTCCGGTCTGTCGTACCGTATAGACACATCTCGCGGATTTCGTGACAACTCCAACATTTCACTCACACTCATATCGCACACCTCCTCCGGTGTGAGAGGAATCGTGTAGTGTCCGGTATGCCTTCCGTCATACACACGAGGACAATTGGGGATTCGCATCAGCCGATGAACGTCTCCAATAGGCATACGATCAAGCGTTTCCAACCCTAACTCTTCTTCCAACATCATAGCAGTTGACCGCAATTCCCGTTTCGGTCTAACTTCTGTCGCAAACAGCAAATGCGTGTGGAAACCAAAACCAGTTAGGATGAGAGCCGCCGGGATTTCGTTTTCTATAGTCCACTCACATACTTTTCTGGTGTCCTCCAAAGTGTTCCCCAACACCTTTTCTGCCAACTCTGTATCTTCTCTCATACGCTTGATTTTTGCTCTCTCATCGTCCGTGTCACCAAAGGCTGCCTCTTTCCAACCGGAGTCAAAATCCAAAGAAACCATACTGGTGAGGGGAGTTCCGTCCATCCCGTAGTGAGATATTGTCGAATAGAGGTTTTTGTCCCCACTACAGAAATCCACAAAATCATCGAACTCCGCTTCGGTATGGACTACGTGTTGTGAGGGATTACCGACTGCTCTTGGAAAACGACCGAATAATGCTTTAGTTACATCATCCACATTTCACCAGCTCATTGCGCCATTGTGTTGTCTCGGTCCCGGATTCTTAGTAGCCCTCTCTTCAGACATCTCAACATAGTCCTTATTCAAATCTATTCCAATCCACCTCCGCTCAAGATCTTGTGCTACTACTGCCGTTGTTCCGGCCCCAATAAACGGATCAAGGACAATACCCGGTTCAGTTTCGCTTATAGAACAGTCACATTGCTGCTCCCAACCAACTAACTCTCGGGAGGATCGTTGCCACCCCTTTTGGGGTGGAGCTGATCTGCCCTTGATATTGGGACTATATTCTCTCTCTTCTCCCCTGACAACATCACCCTTCTCCTCTTTTACCAGAGCATACGGTCTGCCACACTCAACACAAACCTCCGAAGGACAAGACGCCTTGATTGGTTTCTCTATCAACTCCGTAGGGAAGACAGCAAAGTGTGCATCGGGAAATTGGGCTGTAGTGACTTCAAAGATGTCTCCGGGGTTCTTGCCGTTTGAGTGAGTGAATTGGTTTGGATTGAGAGTTTCTTCTCCGTCGGGATGCCCTCTTTCTGCGTTCCCTTCCCAATTCGGATTTCCGTTGTTCTGGTTTACTCGCTGAATAGAAGATTCTGCGTATGGTTTCCGAATGGAGTCAAGATCGTAGTAGTAGTTCCCTTGCTGAACAAAGTGGAAGAAAAACTCAAACGTTGTAGAGAGCCTATCTGTAACACTTTCTGGCATAGGAGATGTTTTGCTCCAGACTACATCGTTCCGAACAATCCATCCTTCGTCTTGCAAAGCAATCGCAGTCCGGTGAGGGACCAACATCTTGTCTTTGTTGGGGAACGATGTGTTCTTCGCTGGAGGCTCATCAGGATAATTCTCATCTTGGTGCATATCATCCCAATCATCCGGCTTACCTGCTACCCCTCCACCTCCTGAATAGGTGTCCCCAAGATTCAACCACCAGCTGCCGTCATCTCTCAATACGCGCTGTAGCTCATCGCCAACGTCAACCAGTTGCTGTATATACTGTGACAGTGAATCTTCCAGTCCTATCTGTCCGTCGCAGTTGTAGTTTCTCAAACCATAATAAGGGGAACTTGTAACGACACAATGGACAGAATCCGCTGGCATCTCTTCTAACGTCTCTTTTGCATCTCCTTGATGAACTTCATTCACCCAATCGTCTATATCGGACATACACACTACGAAACGTTACCGATAGAATGACGAACAGTGGAGCCGTTACCGTCCTGAAGAACGTATAGAGGACCGTCGTCAACGGAGTAAATCTCCACTTGACCGGAAAGAGAGTTGACCAACTCTTTGAACCCAGTATGGTATTCGTTGTCGAAATCCGGTCCTTCTACTCCGGTTGAGAAGGAACCGAAAATCTGTTGAGACTGTGCATCTCCCACATTGAGACTGAATGTACCGTCCTCAACTACAACTGGGAAGAAATCTTCCTCTGCATCCTCGTGAACGTCTACCGCGTCCACGATCTTCTCCATTTCCTGCATTCCAGCACTGACATGAGTGGGTAGTTCCTCCCCACTATTCGGATTGATGAGAACGTTATCATCGTTCACCTGCGTCGGTAGGTCTAGTGGTACTTCCTCAAGGACTGCATCACTACCCGGAAGCGGCACACGAGAAGTCAACTTTCCAGTAATCCTGAGAGCTTGTGCAAGTCGCACTTGTGGTTCTTTGATGAAGTCGAGTTCTACCACTCCCCCATCACTAGCGATATTGAGGTAGTTAAGGAACTCCTGTGTGTCAACCACTGCCTCCAGCGTCGGTTTCTCTCCGTCCGGAGTGTTGTTTTCAGTCTGTTCGGTAACACCGATCTGCTTCATTGACTCCTCGTTCCATGTGGTATACGACACAACGACGTTGCCATGACTCCCCGCAAGACACTGAATCTGACCATCACTCACGTTCATGTAAACAATGTCGTGAATTGGTCCACCTCCCTTTGTAAGAGCGGTTTCTTGCACCAAGGTCTGTAGTCCCTTCGTACTCGCACGAACCGTAGCAGCAGTATAGTCAGTATCCTCAACAACAGTATCGGACGCACTTTGTGCTTCACTCATTGTAGTCAATCTTCGTTTTGGTTGTGTTCAAAAGCACCCAATTCAACAGACTCTCGAATCTTGGAAAGGAGAGTGAGACGACCTAACCAGAAAGATTCGGTAAACTCACTTTCCGCACCATCTATCTCTTTTCTTGCTATCGTAAATCTCTCCTCCAACCACATTTGAAATTCTGTATTATCTTTCATTGTAATTCGTTTTCTACATCCTCAAGTTCCGTCTTCCGCACCTGTTCTTCGTCTCGTTTAAGCCCCTCTTCCAAGAGGTACTGGTCCAGAACGTCCGGAATCGAAACGTTTTGACCAGCAGATGCCTTCAGTTCTTTGTGGACGTGTATCTCCATAGCAACGTTTTTCGTTTCATATTCGGAAAACTCAATAACCTCTCCACACCACGGAAGAAGTCGCTCTACCGCTTCGCTGAAGGTTTCGTCTTCTTTTTTATACTCCTCTAATCTCTGGTATATATGACCGTGGACTCGGACGTTTTGACGGTCTTTGTGATAGTCCGTGATAGTAGCATCAGGCATCACATTACCTCATCGGTAACGCAATCCGCCTCAACTACTACACCCCCATCCTCTATAGTGATCGTGAACCATCCAGTCGTCTCTTGTTCTTCATCTGTTACAACAAAAGACAAGTATTTCTCCGACATCTTTTCAAGATGCCAGTTGCCGTATCCAGCAACATCATCAACTGTTCCATCTTCTAACTCTTGATAGAGAGAGAACCTTTCTTTAGTCATTGCCTAACATTTCCACGTCCCTATTTTTGCGGAGATTGCCGCACATACGACACCGCTCAATAGTGTGCCATTCTAGTCCGGTTCTTCCCATTTCAACATCTGCATCAACAACATTTTGATGGTCCCACATATGCGAATCTCCAGACCCAGAAGGACAGTAATCCAAAGTTGCAGGATCTGATTCGTCTTCTTCGTCACTCATCGTCTACAAACCTCGGATTGCCTTGCATAACCGAAATATCATGATCGGTTAGTTCACTCACTTCAACCTCTTCATCGGATAGTTCCGCTTCTTCAATAGCGTTCACCACCTCCGTCGTCTTCTCAAAGGTCGGATATTCCAGTCCGGTAAATCGGTACTTGGTTAGTCCGGATTTCTCCAGAGATCCTGTTGGAACACCTTTGTGGTCTTGGTCAATGTGGAGGATATGGTCCACCTTGTAGACATTGTTTTTCTCTCCAACAGGCTTCTTCCGATCAACTCCGTCTTCCATTTTCGCACTATAATCTTGCTCCTCCATAGCAGTCCAGACCATATTATATTCGCTTTCGGTCATGACTTGACGGAAGTCTGAGTGGTAAGATTTGATCTGCTTCCAATCCGATTGGCCCCCTCCGAAACCCGAGGAAAATTGTTCTTTAGCGTCTTCAAATGGAGTACTTGGATAGAACTTATCAACGTACTTTTGTTGTGACCATTCCCAAAGAATGCTCATACTATCTACACAAATAGTACCTATACGACCATTTTCTGATTTATAGTGATCTAGAACATCAAGGGCCTCATGAACCGCTTCAAGTGCTTCATCATAACCAGAGGGTTGCCAAATATAGAAATCTTTATCTGGAAACTTGTGAGCAATATCATCACTCTTCCCTTCTGTGTCAATAATACACAGAGGGTCCTCAGCGGTATATACGAAATGGGTTTTTCCCGATCCCGGCTGTCCCCAAACCAAAATTTTCCATCGGTGGTCCTTTTCACGCGCTTCATTTGCTCCCATCGCATTGGGAGCAAGATTATCTATGTCAATACTACTTTCTTCTACACTAGATTCACTTTCTTGACTCATATTCACTTGACTCTCGTTTAGACGTGACTGCTTTGTCTCTCCATTTGGCGGAACAGAATCCAGCTCATGCAAACGCTTTCTGAATACTTCTTCTACTTCCTCCTTACTTGACTTCTCAAACCCCCTCTTCAATAACTCCTTATCTTCTACACCATCTACACCCTCCTCAACGGAACGTAAGGGGAGTTGGTCAATTGCTTCAGTATGAATAGCCGTTCTCATGTGTTCCGCATCCGTATCACTGCTACCGTCACTACTGCCTTCATTTGAACTCCAAGGACCACTCATTATTACGTTATTGATTACTAATTGACCTCGTTGTTTCCATTGTCAGGTATTTCAATATTGCCTACTTCTACAGTAGGATGGCAAACCTGACACACCGTAAACAAATTACTCAACTCTGCTGCTTCATCCGGTGGTCGGTTCATATCGTCTTCCATAAACTCGGACCGAGGCTTGATGTGGTGGACATGAAGATCTCTTTCTCCCTCTAAAGACTCATCACCACATACCCTACATTCGTATCCATCTCTTTCTAAGGCCTTGGAACGGTTTTCGTAGAACAATCTTGAATACCCTACCCTAGTACCACCCTTCCACCGATAACACTTCTCACCGATCTGAGATTCTGAAATCTTCTTCTTAGCTTCCTCGGTATGAGTTTCGCCATACATTCCATGATTTTCTCCGGATATTCCTTTAGAAATGTTCTTTCTATGCTCTTCTGTTTTTGGAACTCCAGCATTTGACTCAGAGATTTGCTGTTTAGTTTCTTCAGAAAGAACATTGCCGTGAGCTGGATGGTCTTCGCCGGTAAGACCATATGCCCAATGGTTTTCTCCTTTTTTAGCCTCAGACATCTTCTGTTTGACCTCTTCATCTATCCAAACGACATTATCAACACACTCCTGACAATACTTTCTCTCTCTTTCTTTGTAGTCAGTAACCTCCGTTTCACACCCCCTACACTCTATTGTCTCTTTAGATATAATTCCTTCGTGAATCTCATCTTTAGATATACCATAATGTTTCCTCATCCCAGCAATAGTATCAAACTCATCACCGCAAGCAGGACATTCAGTGATTTCCGCCATTGATTAGTATAAAACCTCCTTAGAAACTCATCTACCAATCCGTTGCTTCATTACAGGTAAGCCGTCCTCTTGAGGCTGCCAATCTATCCCTCGCAAGTTCAGCATACTCTTCGTCTCTTTCTATACCAACACACCCCCTCCGTGTATTCTCACAAGCAATAGGGGTAGTGCCGCTTCCGAGGAACGGATCAAGAACCCTTTGTCCTTCTGCCGTTACCAACTTGACCAACCACTCCATCAGATCAATTGGTTTGACCGTAGGGTGTGAGTGGTCAACCTTTCCACCAACGGTCTTTTCTGATCTTGATGCCTTGGACGTATAGAAAAAGCGTGACGCTCCGCCGGAATCACCATAGTTGACAGATACATCGCCTTGTCCCTCCAAATCACCAATTCCTTCCCCATATATCTCGTTAGTATCGTTCCCACTACGGATGTAGGTATCTGGAGAACGAGTAACGCCACTTTGCTCGTCCAATAACTCTGCTGCTTTTTCGTCCAATGCAAGGTTGGCAGGATAACGACTGTTTGGATTCTTGTCTCCAGTTCTTACGCCATCTCCATGCATCCCTTCCCCATTGCCGTACACTTCCTCCGTTTCGCTGACTACCCCCTCTGGAAACTCTTCTTTATTCTCGGTTGGTATCCGACACTCTCTAATGTTCAAAGCACCCGTTTCTGTAGACAATATCTGTTCTACAATCGTATCTTCCTCCAACGGTTTACGTGCTACACAGACAAATTCCGTGGAGGGTTTCAATCCGGTTTTGGCCCCTTTGAATCTCTGAGCGACTTCAGTAGCAGGAATATACTCCCGAGACGCTTTCTCTTTCGCATCGGGATCATCCATCCAAGGACGGTGGTATCCATCATGATGGGACACGTCCCTATCTAAATTCTCTATTTCATTAGCATCTCTGTCCGTCTTCGGATCACCATACTCTCCCTCTTTTCCGAGTTTCTCATCTAACGCCTTATCAACTGCAAGTCCCTTGGGCATACCAGTACCGTAGAGATATGTGATAGTATCTCTGACAGTAAAACCGGCGTCTTCAATCCCCACCATAGCACGGTGATGAGTCCGATTGCCAGAAAACGACAACATATGACCTCCCGGTTTGAGGACTCTCAGAACCTCTTTACTCCATTCCTCACAGAACTGCTGATACTCCTTCGGTTCAAAATCGTCCCAGTCGTTTCCCATGAACGCCAATCCGTATGGTGCGTCTGTAACACACGCATGAAAATGGTTGTCCGGAAACGATTGGAGCGTGAATGGAACTTCTCCTTTAATCACCTCGTGTTTACCAATGTCGGAACTCACGTTTGTTCTACCTCATAGTATAGTCGCTCATTTGCTATCTAAGGAGCAACAGTATGGTTATAATCCGATTCAAACAAAAACAAGAGGTATGTATCCTATTTACTTATGAAACCTCCTAGACAGCAATCTGACTACTCACCGTGGATAGAAGCGATCAATTGATCGGTACGACGAACGTTCGTTCTCACATGACGGCGAAACAATTTTTCATCATTGACCGCAGACATAGTGAACCCATGTTTTTTGTCGCCCACCCACGTCCACATTTTCAGACGCGTTCTCTCGTCGTCTTCATGCTCCCACTTGTAGTGATACGTGTTTTCCAACTCATTGGTCACTTCCCTTACGATTCTACCGTAGATCGTCTTTGTATCGTTCCCCGTCATAGTTATCTGGTTTGCATCTGTCACAATACAGTTCGCCATCTACCTCGGATGCTGCCGGCCGAAAACATTCGCTACAACTCAAAAATGTTCGATCCATATCCGGTTAGGATTGTACCACCACTACTACTGTTACTCCGAGTCAGATGCTCATTTCCTCAGCAGAGTCATCAACCCCACCATCTCCTCCGCCACTTCCAACGTCGGAAAAGTCCGGTTCAGTCGGCATGATCGGATATGCACCGAAAACATTCATCTTTAGTTCACCGTTGTCATTCCGAGCAATGGTTCCGTAAAAGTCCATTACGGAATACTCTCCGAAGGTAATCGTCTCTGGGTCAATCCACCCCGTTAGACCCGGAGTTCTGGTGTTTTCCGCATCATCACCGATAACCTCCTCATCCAGCTCTTCTACCGGATCAACAACGGATTCGTCTTGGAGCGTCAACACCCCATAGGACCAGTCATCCGGAATGTAGAAGTCAACAACCGTTGCCTGCATCCTCTTTATATCTCCACCAAACTCCGCAGTATATCCTTGTGAGTTCGTCTGAGAAATGTGGTCGGTCACGTCAACAAGAGTCGCACGGTCGGTAACGTGGTTTTCGTTCACCCACTCGTGTCGCTCCCCTTCAGTCATATCTATTTCCGAGGACATAACCTCCGTCTCATCCGTAGAGTTACACACATAGAGATCGCTTACCTCGGAGGATACACTAACGGAGAAATTACCCTCAAGAGCATTGAACGGTTCAAACTGTTCTTTGATCTCTCCGAGCGGCGCATCTTCTCCATCAATGATGAACACCCCTTTGTTCGCTGGTTCGTCTTCCGGATTTGCGATTCCATATGCGAGGAGTGTGTCACCGTTTTTCCATTCTTGAATACCCGAATGACCAATGGCGATAATGTCTACTGTCTCCGCATCAGCATCAATCGCTTGGTCTTCATTGTACTTTGACCGAAACTGAACGAAGGCAGTGCTTTGGATTGTCCTATCACCGACAGCATCAGTAGAGTTCTCTTTTACATCCTTCAGCTGTTCATTAAACAGTTCCCGCGCCTCTTCCATTTCCAGATCGTCTTTCGCTTCAACGAAACTCTCGACTTTGGACTCAATATTCATTGTTACAGTAGTAGAACCGCAACCGATTGATTGGAAAACTATCCACCGACAACTCCGCCACTACCTACATCAGATGTGTTACCAGTGTGAACTACCGCGCCCTACAATTCCGCATAGTGGACAATGTAGCTGAGAGTAGTTACATCATTGACACGGTGAAAAACCACATGATATACATAGACTACAACCTTCTCTCTGTTCCATCACACCCTCTCCACATTCCGGACAAGGATTTTCACTCTCAGAATCAACCTCTACCGATTTTTCGTCTTCTTCATCACTACTTCCGTCAGTAGTTAGAACCTGTTTACTGCGAGTTCCCTGTCTATAGTAGGTCACGCCTTTTCCATCATTTTCGTAAATGTATTCAAACGCCTCCTTGGCGTCTTTAAGTGTTGACTCATGTGATGCGTTTACACTCTTGGAGATAGCCGATCCTACTCCTTCTTGTAGCGCACACTGAACAGAGGCGTGTTCCAGACCGGAAAGTTCACCAGCAGTAACGAACAGCTCACCGATTCGTTTCGGTACTGCTGAAAGACCCTCAACCCCATCAAAATCGTTGGTCGCCATCTGCTCTTTTGCCTCGTCTTTTACCTCCTCCACATCGATGTCGTTGGCCTCCAACACACGAAGGAAATAATCGTCAAATTCCACTAACATTTCATCACCCTGAACGTCGTCGCTGACGTTTTTGTGATAAGCTACATTATAGATGGGTTCACATCCTCCTGTAGTATTCCCAACCATTCCGGTGGTCCCAGTCGGGGCTATTGTAGTCGTATCGTAGTTTCTGATGGGGAACCCCTCTTGCCAGTCTATTGCCTTCTCCCCCGTCTGTCTCTCAAACCACTCGCTATGCTTACGAGGATAGGCATACTTGGAATCGGGCCATGCAGCAAACGACTGACGTTCAACGGAGAGTTCCTTACTTGCTTGTTTTGACTCTTGGTTGATATGGACCATCACCTGCCGAGCAACCTCATTACCGACCTCACTGCCATACTCCACGCCGAGTTGGATATACATTTGAGCAAGCCCCATGATCCCAAGGCCGATCTTCCGTGTCCGACCAACCACCTCGGAGATGTCTTCTGTTGGGAAGTCATTCATGGTTATGACATTATCAAGGAACCTCGTTCCAATATGGATACGATTATCCATGTCTTCCCAGTCAATAGCCTCCTCAAGGAAAGACTCAACTCGTTCCTCTAGTTCTCCATTACCATCATACTCATCCCAAAGTGTACGATTGTCGTCTACTACGGTAGATAGGTTGATATGCCCCAAATTACAAGCGTCATTTTCCATGAGAGGCTGCTCGCCACAGTTTCCTGTAACACAATGACTCAATCGGAACGTATGTGATGGATGATGTACGGTAATATCCCATACATCTTCTCCGCCCTCTCGTTTTGTAACGCTTTCAATAGTCGAATGGCGAGAATTGACGTTTCTCCGTTGTGGCTCCGGAAGTTCATCTAACTCTTGTTGCTTTCTTTCATGAGTAATGTCGAATTTCGCGTTGAATTGATCTGAGGGAATAGTTGAAAGGTTGATAATCTTGCTTTCATACTCTTCAGAACCCAACGTATCAGTCCTGTCTCTAATGCTATGTTTTAGGCCATAGAAACCAAGGAGATCGGAGAAATCGCTAACTAACTCATCATGAGCTGAGGTTATTCCAGATCGGTTATCCTGATTCGACACATGACCATCAGACGAAAACAAACCATCAATGAAACCACGCCGGAAACTCTCCGAGCATTCTTCCCAGAATAGATCTGGCAACCCATCTTCCTTCTTACAAACATTGAAAGAATCCATGTAGTCATTGATTTCTTTGTTCGCTGCATCAAACTGTGCCCAATCCTCTCCGCCGTCATTTGTAACAGATGGAGTATAGCGAAAGCCCGTTATGTTTTCGACTTTATCAAGGATTTTCTCCATAATACCATTCTCTTGATTCTCTTCACTAAAACCAAAACCAAACTGGCGAGGACTGGCTTTATCGCTACGAATTGTCACCCACCCGTCGCCGTACAACCAACCTATTAAGAACCCGTCTTCACGATCTCCTCTGTTACCACACTTAAGACTGTCAAGTTGTGTGAGCGGTATTCTGTCTCCTTCTTCAAGTTCATCAGTCTCTGTTTTTTCATAACCATTGTACTCTACTTGGCCGCTTTCGTGGCTCCAAACAGGATCATCGTTAAGAACTGGCCACTCATGCTCCTCAGTAGCTCGGTATGTTTTCTCATTTTCAATCTCAACTTCATATACTGTCTCGCCTTCACCTGAAAGGAAACACTCACCTTTTGCCCACTCTCCTTCCAAAGTAGGAACTTGAATTTCTTGACCCTCCAATTCTTCAATTGGGTAAATGCCATCGCTTGTTAGAACTTTGGTCTCAGCTCCCAAGGAAGGGTTCGTAGCTTGGACCTCATATTGTCCACCCCTACCAGTGGGAGAAGACCGTGTTGGGAAAGCATGGTCACGATTGATCTGGTCGAGATAGACAACCCCCGGTTCTCCGTTTTCGTATGCACCTTCCACAATGTCTTCCCACAACTCTTCAGCCGGAATTGACAGTGGTTCTCCTACCTCTACATACTTCCCGAGACCATGCCATTCGTACATCTCTTTAGTCTGTTCGGTTGCAATGTGTGGATCGCCTGTCCGTGGATTGATGAAGGTGTGTTCTTCTCCCTCTTTTACTGCCTCCATAAAATCATCCGTCATTCCCACGGAGATATTGAAATTAGAGAGATGTCCTTCAACAGCGTTGCGAAGGTGCTTTGGCACTTTTCCATCCTCATCAATCAACTCTCGGGCCTCCTCAAGTGCCTCACCGAAAGAAGTATAGGTAGGATCGTCCGGATCGTTCAGTTTGAGAGTCCGTGCCAGAGACACGTCCTTGTTCTTTGCATGAATGAACTGAATTACGTCCGGATGAGTAACACGCATGACACCCATCTGGGCACCCCTCCTCATCCCCGCCGCCGCAACAGTGCTACACATCTGGTCAAATGTACGCATGAAAGACAACGGACCAGAGGCCACTCCTCCCGTACTCCCTACTGTATCGCCGTATGGTCGAAGTTGAGAGAAGGGATAGCCAACCCCACCCCCGCTCTGAAACGTGAGAGCCGCCTGTTTTGCAGTATCATGAATTTCACCCATGTCATCGGAAGGATGCAAAACAAAGCAGGCCGACAGCATTTGCAAGTCGTCTCCTGCGTTCACCAAGGTAGGAGTATTGGGAACGAACTGAAGATTCTCCATCAGGTTACGGAACTCTTCTGCCGTAGTCCGTACCTTCTCTTCAATCTCCGTAGGAAGGTCGCTTACAAATCGTTCATAGTCTGCATAAACGATGTTGTCTTCCGTGAGAAGCATCCGAGTGTAGTTGTCAAACTCCTCATCGATTATCTCCTCACGCTTTGGATGATCCCTTTTCACATGACGTGGAGAGAACGCCAAATCAGCATCAGCATGAACTGCTTCTGCCAATGCAACGTTCTGTGCTACTCTCTCAAACAATTCCTCCTGTTCTTCTACCAATTCACCATCCGCGTTTTTCTTGAGATACCTCGCAGGAAGGATGTTGTGGTACGCATTGGATGTAAGAGTTTCTTCCAACGGCTCATCAACTGTTGCTGGCTTCGTCGGCAAAACGACGTTTTCGTTATCAGACATTTGTCGGTAATCGTCTCATAAGAGGACGAATAGGTTTATATCTTTTCCCGTCTATACAACCAAGAAAAATACTACACCAGTTTGAGTATTCTATTCACTGCTGGCCGACCAAACTGCTGAAACTCGGTCGTGTGTTCACGAATAATCGGTTCCATATTCTCAACCAGTCCATCATACCTGTCTGTCCACACTACCACTGGTTTGTCTTCAGCCTGTGCTGCCTGCATTTCAGTTACCATACGGAAACGGCCCGCATCCGGTTCATAATGGACAAGAATAGCATCTGCTTTTTCGACCAACGAAACTGCCTGTTCCATCTTCTCTTCTGGATCATGATACCGAGGATAGTCCAACGGATTGATGAACTCCACATCACCATAGGTGGTAGCGTCAATAATATCGTTTCTCCAGCGTTGAGGATTGCTTGAACTCTGAATCGGACCGGAAAGGTAGATTGTGGTGAGACTCATCCGTTGGTACACTTTTCTTGATATGAATCAATAACGTTACCAGTAAGACTCACACTGAACCCCTCTCCAACAAGATACTCTATCATATCAATGAGACGTTCCAGACTGAACGAAAAATACTTGCTTTCCTCGTGGTATCTGGTGTACGCCTCGACTTCTTCTGCGTCTCGCCTCGTCTTCCGGATCGTTTCTTTGTAGTGTTTGAATTTCTCATCCGGTAACGTAGCCACCTTAACCAATTTCACCCGATCGTATCCTGCTTTGCTGCTCTGGAACGGATGTTTGAGGTGGAGTTCAGCCTTTTCAGAGGTTGGTTTCACAACAGGCAGGAAATGAACCTCCCAATGATCCCAAACCGGAATATCCATTTCTTTCTCAAACGACGACCGATACACTTTGTAAAGGGGGTCACTTCCCGATGCTGTGTCTTCCGCCGCAATAGAACTCTCTTCAACCATTAGTTGTCCTCAATCGCCGTCAGTTCGTTCTCTGCAATCTGGATATGAAGTGACTTGTTCTCTTGACCCGGATGATTTTTGATTTCTGCCTCAATCAGATCGCCTTGTCCCTGACTCATATACAAGAAGAAAGATACGGTATGCTGAAACAAAGAACCACCATATACGAATTGCGAACTCCCGTAGGAACCCGGATTTTCGTATATCTGTGCTGTAATCAAAACAGGAACACCCAACTCCTCTGCAACCCTCTCCAACTCGGTGAGCTGTCGCCCCATTTCCGTGGACCGTTGAGAAAGTGACCCCCTATCCTCGAACTTATCGCTAAGACGGAAACGAGCAGTAAACGAATCCACTACCAACAACGATATGTCTTCATAGCTCTCTCTTACCGCTCCAAGAGCGTTCAACTGTTGGTCAAGGTCGTATGCTCCGATCCGGTGGATTTTGTCCTGTGTGGCTTCCTCATTCGCAAGAGACTGTAACCTCTCAGGACGGTATCTTCCCCTTTCAGTCTCCAGATAAACCGCCGGTTTTCCCGTCTCTTCCACTGCCGATACGAGCGCCTGAAAGGACAACTGAGTCTTTCCAACTCCCGACCCCCCAGCAAGAGCAACTACAAATCCTTCCTCCCACCCACCTCCAGTAGCCTCATCTAACAGAGACATACCCGTAGAGATTGATTCCTTACTGTCGTATTCATCCACCACATCAGCACCCGTTTGGATTACTACCGAATTGCGCCTTGCCTCAGTAATGATTCGTCCAGCCTTCGCCTCTCCTACTCCTGCATCAAGCAAATCCTCTTCTTCTAACTCCGAAAGTTCCGCCAACGATTCTGCACCAGCACTGTTGATCTTCTTGACCGTACTTGGTCCTACTCCAGAAATATCACTTATCTCTTGTGCCATTATTTACTCCATCCTGCATCTTCCAGAAACTCCTCAATAGACCTCTGCCAAATTCCAGTAGTCCACTCGTAGTTTTCAGACCATTCGGTAAATGGAGCTTTTTCGCCGTTCTTCTTCAAAGAATGATATTCAAATGGAACATCCCAACCCCGCTCTACCAACAACCTATCCTCATTAACGTAATCTTTCTCGCTGCCATTGACCAACCAAGTACCATAACATTCCAAATCCAACATACCCTCCAGCATATCAGTATCAGGATCAACCTGCGTGAAAAATGCACTAAATTCTCTTGCAGCCAAAGAAGACCAAGTTCCGATTACGTAGGGATGGTCCTCCAGTAGATCAACAGCGACCTCTATTCGTCTTTCTACGTTCTCTCGGATTTCTTCTTCGGTATAATCTTTGTCACTCATCGTATTGACGGAAATGGTAGAGTGCTTCGTTCAAGTTTGAATATCTGGTCTGACTATCCAGACTGCTCCAATGGTTGATGACCGTCTGAAGAATTTGAAAACCCTCCTTGAACTGATCATCACTCATTTTTCGTCCAGTTGCTACACTCATCATTATCGCAGACTCGGATTCTGCCGTTGGAAATCATAGTATCATGACACTCAGTACAGTTCTGTTGGATTGGAAACCACGTATCACCCGGATAAATGTGTTTCTCCCACTCTTTGTTCATGCCTTGGGCGGTTCGTTGTACACATCTCTCGTCGTATTCGGGGGTGGATTATGCACCAGCTCTTCCATCACTCTATATTTCTCTCTCTTTTCATCATGATAACTGAACGACTTTGCACCACTTTCCGATGGTATCTCCGACTCACTCAAACACGCCTCCCCATACAAAGTCGTATCTTGTGAGAAACGAGAGACAAACACAGGAACCGCGTCCCAAAAGTACGAAAAGTGTATGAGATCAACTGCTTCCTCTATGTCAAATCTCGCATATGGATTGGACGTAAACTTCACCTCACAAGCGAACAAAACACCATCTACAAATCCCAATACGTCCGGTAGTTCGAGTTGAGTAGCCGATCCGGAAGAAGGAATCCGTATTCCTGCGTTACTCCACTCGATAAATTTCATACGGAGTTCTCTCTCCGTTCTATCTCCAGAACCCATTATCTGTTACTTAAAAGATCTTCAAGAGATTTGAAATCTCCTAGACAATCCGTAAATAGTTCCTCCACACTCTTACCCTCAGCAACAAACACGTCGCCATCTCTCCTCCGGTCAACTAAACGGTAATAATACACGCTATCTTCCACAATCCTAATTTCTACTCCTTCAATTCCTACCATCAATATTCTCCTTACAACTCGGTTGAAAGCATGGATACAGATTCCACCGGATCGCCTTTTGCCGCGACCTATTTCTCCACTCTTGATCGCAAGAGTGAGGAGTGACGCATACAGGATCTCCATTCTCATCTACCTCGTGATACACCCGAGATTTAGTGGAAGACGTACCGATTGCAACCGTTTCGTCCATTGGCCGTTCTTCCCTCTCTAAGCGATTGCTCTCTTCTAATTTCTTTCTTGTAGTCCCCATCAGTAGGCTCTCACCGTTTTGTCTTCTTCACACCTGTCTCCACACTCAATGCACCTGTGAACGTTGTCGTCATTGTCTCCGAACACCCGTGCAAACCGTTTCGTTACTGGTTCTCCGCAGTTTTGGCATTCAGTCATCATTTGTTATGGCAGTTGGTTTTTGTCTGCGTTTTCGCTTTCTGTAGATGAAGTCCTCTATCGCCGCTCCAATTGTCGTGCCCTGTCCTACTCTCCACACGTCACCGCTTTTGCGGACAACAAAGTAGGGATGGAATGGAGGAGGTCCTTCACATATCTTCGCGTCTTCAATCGTAAATTGATCTTCTGGCATCTCAATCCCCACGCTCTTTCCGTAACTCGTCTTCCCACAATTTTTGGCGTAGAGAGTCAACTGCCCGTTCCAAAGTAAGACCAGTCGCAATTCTTGACTCCGTTTCTGGAGCATCATACGACAAACACACCCACTCTTTCGGAGGCCCGTCTCCTATTGATGAATCGTACACTGTCGTATTTATTTCAAGAAACTCAGGATTGAGGTCAAACACTCCCCAACTCCTCCTTTATTGTCTTCGCCCGTTTTTCACCAATTCCTTCTACACCCTCTATTTCCTGATCGTCGGCGCTTAACAGAGCAGTCATACTCGGAAAACGCTCGTACAACTTTTCAGCTGTGGATGGTCCAATACCACTCAAACAACCGAAAATCTGCATCGTAACAGGTCTATCGGTGTCAACTGATACTTGGTTGGTATATGAGGTAGTAGGCTCTTCAATGTGTTTCCGCGCCAACCGAACCACCATATCAACCAGCAACGCGGTATTGGAACACGGTATTACCGGTATTCCTTTCCGTGCCATCGTTGACGCCATATGACCACGGATCGAGGAACCCCCCATATTCGTGTGTGTCAACGATTCCGTCTCCGACAAATCTCCATCTACCATCACATACACATTGTCGGATGCCTCTTGCATATTCTCTATCTGTTTTGGGAGACGGCCCTCAAGCAGTGAGGAGGCGTAATCACTCGGCGTTTTCCGTTCTACCATGAGAGACGATTTCTCAACAACCAGATCCCCGTACTGGAGTTTATCCAGAACGTAATCCTCTACCTCTTCATGCATTGCGAGTTCCCGTACTACCTCTTGTGTTTCTTCCGTATCTTCGTGGATGTCTACTTTGACAGTTACTTGTTGTTTGCTCATATTTTTATTTCTCTTCTACATCGCGGATTCGCTTCTTGGCTGTCGGAGGAATTGAACCCCCAAACAACCGTGCCGAAGTAGATAAGGAGACATCTCCCTACCTACTCAAGTCCCCAAAGCGCTCACAGTCCCCAGTTGTGAGCGATAAGCAGTTTTAGGTGATGCCAGCACCAGTGGGGGTGACAGGAATTGCACCTGTCCACGACACCGGAAGGTCAGCAAGAGGTGTTAGAGGATGGTCTCAATCGGCTTTGTCGTGCGTCTACAAGCCCCTCAAAAATACCCTTCAGGAGGATCAGACAGTTCCTCCATCAAGGATGCCTGTATTGCTGGCTTCTGGTGCAACAATATGCCACACTCCAATCCCGACGAACCATGTGCGTAGTTGCTATCTCTCTGATGGGGGAGTAGGAGATGCGAACCAAGACAAACGAACCGTGTGCGGTGGTTGAGATGACTCCGACGTTTTGACGGAGATTTGTTGTTCATTGAATCAATACGACAGCACCAGAAAGCCGATGCCAAACACCGGACAGGCCCGGTTAATAGGCGATAGCGGATTTGAACCGCTGGCACTGACGATGTAAGCGTCAGACTCTAACCAGACTGAGTTAATCGCCTACTGAACTACTTATGTCTCCGCGAGTTGTTCCTCACTCCTGTTCTAAGGAGCGTGTGTTGGTTCTGAGACATTTCAAAGACAGAGTAGTAGTAAGTATCCTATTCATACTGAAACGTCATCACAAACAACTGAGAGCCTTAGAGAAGTTACACTACATTCATCTTCTCCAGCTCTTCTTCCATTTGCCTCTGAAATCTATCTCCTCCCTGTTCTGCCTCTCTAATCAACGAAGTGTAAGCACTATACTCACCAAAATTCTCTTTATATACCAGCACCTCTGCCCTCTGGATCGTTTCGGGGAGCATACAGAACATCATCCCGAAACTACCCGTAACGGAAAACGGAATGAGGTACTTGTCGTGTTCTAATTTCCCGTCAATTCCTTGTTCCAATACTGGTTCGTTTATTGGATGGTTGTTGAAGTTCCAGACCACTGTATCCTGATACAGATACGGCTGTCTAATTCTCCGTCGGAGAAAAGACTGAACCTCCTCAACAGTCGTCTGGTTGGTCATCCTCAACGAGTCGCTTTTGTAATTATTTGTTCTACTCATCGTGAGACATTAAATCATCAATTTGAAAGCGCAATTCGCTCATATTTTCTTCTATTTCTTTGATCTCTTCGTCGGTATTCACATTATTGATCTTTTCGTCAATCTCCGACAACGACCGCTTTATATCGTACTTTCTATATTCCAAAGACGGTGGATCAACCCCAGAAGATACCGCATCGTATTCTCTCTCCGTTAAACTATCAATTATATACGAACCTATAAGTCCACCACATACCCCCCACAAAACAGAAAACGCCAAATTCAGATTAGAGGTCACAACAAGATAGCTCCCAACGAGGAATATAAACAAGAAACTAACCATCGCAAAGACATCAAACGATTCCCCAAAACTACTATCCATACGCTGAAACTCTCTGACTATCGACTACACCGAGATTCTTCAAAACATTACTTCTTCGCATAGTGCCTGAAGTTTCCGGTACAGTTCATTCTCAGAACCCACCCCAACGTGCCGATGGAAGAACTCTGAGGCGTCAGTCGTAGTACCAATTCTTCCGGTATCACCGATTAAGGTTGTAACTCCAATCACCGGAAAGTTGCAGTTATCAAGAGCGGATTTGTACTGGTCCGGATTTGCTGGCCTACCGTCCGTTATGACGATCATAAAAGGCTGTTTCTGAGCCATCCTTTCCAGACGGTGACGAGCGAGTTCAACAGTTTTCGCCATTGGTGTTCCACCTCCAGTTCGTTCGGTAAACACCGTATCCACATTGTTTTGCAACTCGCTATTGAACGGGAGAGTAACTCTCGGGGTGTATCCACAGAGATCAAGGAGTGAGGTGTAGATTCCAAGGTCCTCAAGCGCCTTTGCGAGCGCACCTACCGCCCGTTCTGCTACCTCTATATTCCGTCCGGACATTGACCCAGAACGATCCAGAACGATCATACAAGAATACTCCTTTTCGTCCTCGTCTTCGGTCCGTTCAAACACCCGTGGATTACCACGAGACGCACGAGTGAGGTTTCTTGTGTCGAATTTTCCACGTCGCTGGTTTCTCTTTACCCTTGACCGGTTCTCTCTTTGCAGACGGCGTTCCAAAGACTGTTTCAGTTGACGACTCCTCCTCCGCGCCTCGTCAAACGTGTCGTAATTTCCCTCTTCATTAGAAGGAAAGTCTACAGCAAGGTCACGGAGTTCACCATCAGTAGCACCAGTTCCTCCCTCTCGGTCTGAAAGTTCGGAAAGCATTTCATGGTACTCCTCAATTTCCTCCATTGCATCTCCGGCTGCATCTTCCGCTTCCCGCTGTACCTCATCGCTGTACTCCTCTACAATGTCTTTTCCGACCTCATCATGAGGATTTTCTTCATCAAGGGAACCGCCGACACTTCCATACTCATTGTCTTCCTCTCCGTCACTACCTCCCTGTAACGCCTCCTCAAGGTCGTCCCTCGTTGGTAGATGACCAGCAGGTTGAATTGCACCGGCTTGTCCACCATCACCAGCACTTGCAGTAGGAACGTCCGGCATATGAACAACCATTGGACCGCTTTCTTTGTTTTTGACCTGACGAACCCCTCCTATCTCGGCCTCATCAATCCAATCTTTGTACTCTTCATAGAACTCCTCTACAAGATCTACTCGCTTGCCGCCGTTCTCCGTTGAGAGGATCTTGGACACATAATCCTTGAGAATCGGTAAAAAGTCCTCAAACAACTCGTGGTCCGCCTCTCGTGCGAAGTTGTGGTTGTTGTCGTTTTCATTAAGGACTCGTCTCAAGTCTCCGGTGTCATAACACCCGAGGTCCATAACAGCACAGATGGTAGCCTCATGAAAAGTATAGACGTACTTGTTGTCACCGATCTTTGTTCCGAACGCACCGTCCAAGTTCATCAAGTTGGTCCGCAGAATGAGAAGTTCGTCTTTGACGTTAAACTTCCCACGAAGTTGTGCCTCAATCGCACCGTCTTCAAACGCATTGAACAACTCCCGAAACATCGGCCACTCGTCTTCGTCCAACTTGGAATCCATGCTGATGAACTTATCAGAGTCCGTATAGAGAATGTGGCCCACCTCATGGAGAGTGATCGTCTCCTGCATCAACATTTCATAGATTCGGCGCGGATAATCAGTAACCGGCTGTTCCCACTCCTCACTACTGATGCGGACCTCTGGGGGGTCTACATCATAGGACGTATCCGACCGATTTGGATGAAGGAGGAGACGGAGTTTGACCGAGGTCATGATCCGTGCGAACTTCTCCAAGTAATTTTTCCTCCGTGATGACTGTCGCAACGCCTCGTTTTTTCCCACCCCAATTCTGTTTTTGACAGAACCGAGGTCAACATCCGCTGATACTTCTACCGACTGATCGCTTGACATTATTGTTGGGTGTGGGGGTGGTTTAACTCAGGTGAGTGTCGATGACCTTGTTGATGGCCCTCTCATCGTGATCTTTCGCAATTCCCGAAAACACCCGTTTTGTAGCCTCTTTCAAACCCATAATTTTCTGCATCTTTCCGATTTTGATGAGATCACGAGTTGAAACAGGAGTCATAATATCTCCCTCTTTTCGTGCGTTGCGTAGTTTGTTTGCGATGTTTACGATAGTACGAGCGTTCGTAGAGTCCATATCACTCTTTTCAACGATCAAATCCTGCTCGTCTTCCAAATCCATATTGGGTACTTCAACCGGATAGAATCTGCCTTTGAACGCGGAGTTGAGGTCTTTCGTACCGGCATACCCGAGTGGATTCATCGTAGCGACAAACTTGAACTCCGGATGGGGGTCAACTACTTCTCCCGTTTCGCGGATAGTGAGTTCTCTGTTTTGTTCGTCTTCCGTAATTCCATGAAGTGGCATCGTTGCCTCACCGCTTGCAGCATTGATTTCATCCGCAACGAACATCCACCCATTGCGGACTGCCTGAGACAGAATACCATATTGGAACGTAAAATCACCATCCCCATCAGGAGCGTAGTGTCCCACCAGCTCGTCGTAGGTCACATCTACCCCGAAATTGAGACGGACCATTGGACGATTGGTTTTCATGCAAATGTACTTCGCCAGACAGTCCTTTCCCACCCCAGTTTCACCGATCATGAGAGTCCCGAAGTCGTTATCCTCAATCGTCATAGCGACTTCCTCCTGTAGAGAGCAACCTGAATCCTTCTTCGGATCGTAATAGGAATGGGTGACTTCAGGCACGAGTGGGTGTTCTACATCCTCAAGAACCGTCAGACCATGGAACGTCTCGTCCGTGGGTTCCCCAGCAGGTTTGTTCAGTTGACTCACGTTGCCGTCAAAACCGTTGTTTTTTTCTGGCATTGTATTCCAAGATTGCTTATTCTGCAACTTCTATCCTCAATTGTTTTCTCTGTCTGTTCTTCCAAAGGTAGTGTGCAACTACCGATTTCTTTCTTATTCGTCACCCATGCCGAAGAAGTCTTGTAGTTCTTTCACAACCGTCTCTGCCGATTGTCTATTGAGAATGAGAGTAGTGGAAACCACCTCACCGTTTTCGTTCTTACCGTTCAATTCAACAGTAGCACACCAGCCATCTTGACTAGGCGGCCAACAATCGCTTATTCCGAACTTCACACTACCGCCTTCATCCGTTGCCAATCCCGACTTGGCCTTGATACTACCATCTTTTATTGACGTGTTTACCGCAACGTACTCATCCTCTTCAAGTTCTATTTCGTCTCCGGGCATCATTGTTTTAGTGTCAGGCTTATAGTGTTGGGTCAGCTACCATACATCTCGGACCTTCCAAAGAAGCCAACCAGTAGCAAGAGGGAAGGGAAGGAATATCAGGCTTACAAGGAACGACCCACTAGCAGCAGCACCGACTGCACCAGCCAGCAGCAAGACAGAGAAGCCAAAGAGCAAGGGGGCTATTATCCGCTTGTTGACTTCTTTATCCTCAACAATACCATTAATCATCCTGTTATCCTCTGTTTGTTGCAGTTATGACAGTACCACAACTGATTGTGG